GTTCCTCCAGTACACCCAGCCGAAGCTCAAGAGCATCGAGGTCAAGATGTCCGGCAGTCTGGACCTGACAAGCGATCAGCTTGACGCACGACTGAACATGCTTCTCGCGAAAGCGGCTCGATGATCCAGCTCGACCGCATCGACACCCGGCTTCTGGACGACGACGAGAAGCGGGAGCTCTACGAGCTTCTGCGATTGAAGGACATCAGGGCCAAGCGCAACCGCTTGTTGACCTATGCGCCCTACGCCAAGCAGCGGGAGTTCCATGCAGCCGGCGCCGGGTTCCGAGAGCGCCTGTTCATGGCGGGCAATCAACTCGGAAAATGTAGAACTGTTAACAGCCTTGTTCCACACCCAGACGGCACGGTTTCGACTATTGGCGAACTGTACGCGCGGGCTGAATCTTTTAAGGTCTGGGCTTGGGATGGCGACAAGGCTGTGGCCGTTGGCGCGTCTCACGTAATCCGCAAAGCCCCCGAACTGTGCGTCGAAGTTTTGTTAGCCACCGGTGATGTGTTCACGGCTGCCTTGGATCACCAAGTTTTGACCGCCGCCGGGTATGCGACGCTCGAGCAGCTTCTTGCATTCGCACCTTGCCTTGAGGCGTGTGATTTGGAATCTTTCCCGTCAATTCATGGCGAAGGTGAGCAGCGTTTGAGCCAAACAGCATCAGGTTTGAGCGGGCGTTGTTCTGAGGATCTCCGTCAAGGTGGTGAACCACTTCTCCCCGGAGAAGCGAACGTCCGACCGTTGCGGCCATCTCAAGCCGGTGTTCAGCCACGTACCCGGCCTGCGTCGCCATTGGATGGCTTGGCCCAGTCCACAGGTACCAATAGCGGCCGATCAAGACTCGACCGCCCTTCCAGTCTGGGTGGCCGGCTCCTGAGCGCGGTCCGGGCCTCTGTGTTTTTAGCCCAAGCCGCTTACAGGCGCGCTCAACAGCAGACAGGCATACGCCCATTTGCTGGGCCGCTTGTCGCTGTGTTAGGTTCTTTACTTCGATCAGCTCTTGCAGTACGACCGGGTCAATCGTTGAGAAGCGTCCGCGCATTGGTTTCTCCTGACAGTGAAGGGAATCGTATTGTAGCGTTCAGGTCGGTTGGCGTACATGATTTGTACGACTTGACCGTGCCAAAGTTTCACAACTACATTGCTGACGGTGTTGTGCACCACAATACGTGGGCTGGCGCATTCGAGGTCGCGATGCACACGACGGGCCGGTACCCGTCTTGGTGGAAGGGGCGGCGGTACAACTACGCCATCCGGTGCATGGTCGGGTCCGAATCGGCCGAGTTGACCCGAAAGGGTATTCAACGATTGCTGCTCGGTCCGCCAGAGATGCGCGAGGAGTGGGGCACCGGCGCCATTCCGTTTGACTGCGTTCGCGATACGTCAATGAAGCAGGGCGTGCCCGACGCGGTCTCGAGCATTGTGGTCCGCCACGAATGTGGCGAAGACAGCGTGATCCAGTTCAACAGCTACGACCAAGGCCGCACCAAGTGGCAAGCCGACACTGTCGACTTGGTGTGGTTCGACGAAGAGCCACCTCTGCCGATTTACTCTGAGGGCCTGACCCGTACACAAGCTGTGGCCGGTCAGGTCTTCGTGACCTTCACGCCTTTGCTCGGCATGTCCGAAGTGGTCAAGCGATTCCTGCTGGAGAAGCCGGCGTCATCGACCGTGACCAACATGACGATCAGCGACGCCGAGCACTACACCAAGGAGCAGGCCGATGCGATCATCGCCAGCTACCCTGAGCATGAGCGCGAAGCACGGGCCAAGGGCATCCCCATTCTGGGATCTGGCCGGGTCTTCCCAGTGGTCGAGGAGGCGATCAAGATCAGGGCATTCCCGATCCCGCCTCACTGGGCACGCGTTGCGGCGATCGACTTCGGTGTCGACCACCCGACGGCCGTTGTCTGGATGGCTTGGGACAAGGACAGCGACACGCTCTACGTGACCGACTGCTACAGACGCAGTGAGCCCGGCATCGCTGGGCACTCGATGGCAGTGCGCTCGCGCGGCGACTGGGTGCCGATCGCATGGCCGCACGACGGCCTGCAGCGGGACAAGGGCGGCAGCGGTGAGCAGCTGGCCAAGCAGTACAAGGACCAAGGTCTGAACATGATGCCCAACCGGGCCACCTTCGAGGACGGAAGCAACGGAGTCGAGGCCGGCCTGTCCGAGATGCTGACACGCATGCAGACCATGCGCCTTCGGGTGTTCTCACATCTGGAGGACTGGTTCGAGGAGTTCAGGCTGTACCACCGCAAGGATGGCATGGTCGTTAAAATCAGCGACGACTTGATGTCAGCAACGCGTTACGCAATGATGATGCGACGCCACGCCAAGACACAGGAAGAGGCCGCGGGCCGAATGCGATCTGGCCGCATGGCCCCGACGCTTGAGTTCAACGTATTCGACCCAGTGACTGGGTACTAACCAAGGAAACCAACATGGCTACTATTGCAGCAACAATCGATCGCAACTCAGTCCCCGGCGCGGTCATCGCCTCTTGGGCTGACTTGGCTACCAACGACGTTGGCGGCGGCGTGCCTATCGCCTACGCAGCCGACTTAACTGCCCAAGTATCAGGCACCTTTGGCGGCGGCACGGTTACGTGGCAAGGCTCCAATGACAATGTCAACTGGCACCCAATGACCCAGCGTGGCGGCACCACCAACATGGCTTTTACCGCTGCTGCTGTGCACACCTGCCAAGAGAACCCAGCGTGGGTTCGCCCCGCAGTCACCAGCGGCACGAGCGTTGCAATTGACTGCACTTTGGCCATCCACGCACGCTACGCCAAAGCACCTTACTAAGCTGAGGACTGAACCCCATGCACAACCAACCTCCACAAATCGAGGTCGAGTTCGTAGACCCCGAAGAGCAGCAACGAAAGAAGGCAGAGAAGCTGCAGTCCTTCGGCGCTTCGCTTAGCGGTCAGCGTGACGAGTGGATTCGCTCGCGCGGATCCTACGGAGTCGACAAGCGCTGGATCGAGGACGAGGATCAGTACAACGGCAAGGACAACATCAACAAGGCAGCAAGCCAGATGATGACCAGCGTGGAACAGGGCTACCCTGTCACCACTCAGAACGCCAAGCCCCACCGATCAACGGTGTTCATCGGCATGACTCGACAGAAGACCAATGCGGCCGAGGCCCGGCTTGCAGACATTTTGCTGCCAACCGACGATCGCAACTGGGGCATCCAGCCTACGCCGGACCCACAGCTGATGGGCATGAGCAAGGACAACAAAGCGGCGATGGACCAGCAGGGCCAGCCGATCATGGGCGAAGACGGGCAACCGGCCCGCGTGCGCGACGTTGTCAAAGCTGTGCTCGAGCTGGCCAACAAGAAGGCCAAGGCCATGGAGACCGAGATCGAGGACCAGCTGGTCGAGTGCAGCTACAACGGCGAGTTGCGCAAAGTGATCCACGACACAGCCGTGCTCGGCACCGGAGTGATCAAGGGCCCAATCGTCACCAACCGCACTCGCAAGGCTTGGCAGCCAATCACAGACAGCACAGGCGAGACGGTCCATCAGATCGAGATCGTGCAGGAGATCGGCCCCGCCTCGTTCAGGATTGACCCGCGCAACGTCTGGCCAGACCCCGGCTGCGGCGAGACGATACACAACGGCAAGGGCATCTACGAGCGGGAGCAGGTTACCGCCAAGCAGATCCGAGATCTGGCCAAGCAACCCGGCTTCCTCAAGCCCCAACTGCGCAAGGTGCTCGAAGAGGGCCCCAAGCAGTCAGCCACCCTGCGCGAGCTGACCGACGAAGACCAGCGAGACATGACCCGGCTGACATACGAAAAGTGGACCTACTGGGGCGAGGTGGACCACGACGACCTCGAGTCCGCTGGCGTCAGCGTAGGCGAGAAGGACGAGTTGCGCAGCACCAGCGCTTGCGTGGTCATGATCAACGACACCGTGGTCAAGGCGTTCTTAAACCCATTGGAAAACGGCGACATCCCATACGACTTCTACGTCTGGGAGAAGGTTGCCGGCACGGTTTGGGGATACGGGATCCCGTACCTCATGCGTTCGCAGCAGAAGGTCTTGAACGCAGCTTGGCGGCAGATGATGGACAACGCTGGCGTGTCCAGCGGCCCTCAGATCGTCATCAAACCCGGCGCCATCCAGCCGGCCGACAAGCAGTGGCAGCTGTCAGCACGCAAGATCTGGTACGCAACCGACGACATCGACGACGTGCGCAAGGCGTTTTCGACTTTCGAGTTCAACTCGCACCAAGTCGAGCTGGCCGGCATCATCAAGATGGCCACCGAGTTGGCGGACGCCGAGACCGGCGTGCCGACCATCATGCAGGGCGAGAAGGGCGCGGCCCCTGACACCGTCGGCGGCATGCAGATGTTGATGAACAGCGCCAACGTGGTGCTGCGCAGGCTCGTCAAGCAGTTCGACGATATGATCACCAAGCCTCACATCCGTCGCTACTACGACTACAACATGATGTACAACGAGGACGAGGAGATCAAGGGCGATTTTTCGATCGATGCCCGCGGCTCGAGCGCCTTGGTGGTCCGTGACATCCAGAACCAGTCTTTCCTAAACCTGCTTGCAGCTGGCGCCAACCCGGTCTACGGCATGTACCTCGACACCCAGAAGCTGTTTGAGAAAGCCTTGCAGGCCCAGCACATCGACCCAGCCGAGGTGTTCAAGTCGGAAGAGGAGATCGAGCAGATCAAGGAAGCGCAGAAGCAGGCAGCCGCTCAAGGCCCGGCGCCCGACCCGGCCATGGCCGTGGCTCAGATGCGTGCAGAGGCTGAGATGCAGAAGGCCCAAGCCCAGAACCAAGGCGACTTGCAAGAGCTGCAAGTGCGCCAAGCGATTGCTGCGCAAGAGGCCGACCTGCGCATCATGCAGCTGGAGATGACTCGCGAGATCGAGATGCTGAAGCTATCCAACTCGCAGAACATCAGCCTCGAGAAAATCAAAGCCCAGCTGGCCGACACCGCGATGAAGGAGCGCAGTCGCAAAGAGCTGTTCGCCGCCGAGCGCGATCTGGCTCTCAAAACTGGTTCAGGAATCTAAGGAGAAACCATGGCGACAAAACTTTCAGACGCCGAAATCAAAGCACTTGTTAATCAAAACATTTTAAAACCGGCAGCCCTTGCGGCAACCGCAGCCGCGAGCGGGGTAACCCTTGCGGATCTTTCAAGGGCTGCCGGCGTTAGTGCTGATAAATTGGGTAGCTATTTTGCCGACGCCAAGGTGGACACATCGGCCCTTGCAACCAAGATAACATCGGATGAAGCGGCCGAATTGATGCGGCGGTCTCAGGTTGGCGGGGTGCCAACATCAGAATTCAATGCTGCCGGCGGATACGCAGCTGTGAAGAAGTTGGCTGAGGGAAACACCACCGGCTATCAGGCAGGCGTCCGAACCGTGGCCGACATGGCAAAGTACGCCCCTGACGACGTGGCTACAAGGTATGACCCCGGCGGCCAAGGCGGGCTGGGCGAGACTTTCTACGCCAGCGGCAACTCCGCAACGGGTAAGGGGTCGGTCCCGGTCCCAGTCACCACGTTTACGCCGCCAACAACAGCCGGCCAACTCACCACAGTACCCTCAGCCGCTGTAACGCCCGGCCTGATTAAAGGTGCTGCGACCAGCACCGCGCAGGTTGCGCCGATACAACTCAACCTTCCGGTGGCATCCGGTGGCGCTGGACTATTGACCGGAGCTAACAGCCTTGCCGCCAACCCCCTTGCCGCCACCCCCGGGACGTTTAGCGTGCCCAACACAGAGACAGGCAATGTCAATACCGGCGGCCTGATTTCGGGGGTGCAGCAGCAACTGTTTAGCCAGAACGCGCAAGTTGGCCTGCCTACAGGCGTGACGCCAACGATTGGGGCGCTGGGCAACAACACTGGCGGCCCCAGCATTGCGCCTTACAACCCCTACGGTTTTAGATATGACGCGGCAAAGGCCAAAACGGGAGCCACACAAAACTACTACAACCCCAAGACTGGCCAGCGGTACACGGCTCCGGCCGGCTTTGCACCGCCTAGCACTGACTGGCAAACGTACACTCCCGGCGCGGCGACGGCGGCATCGACGTTCAATCTCAGCACAGGGGCTGGCAGTGACCAGACGGTGAAGCTGTAACAAAAAAAGCCCATGAAATTTAGTTGTTGCGTAATACCCACAGTTTGTTATAGAATTTCTTTGGGCGAAGTGCGCCCAAAATTTACCGAAGCCGGCCCCTGAAGCTGGCTTTTTTTATGACCGATTACTCATCAAGCACATGGCACCAGTTGCGCAAGTGGGCAGAGGCCCAGCTTGAGCAGGCCAGAACCAAGAACGACGCTGTCGCCCTCTCCGACACAGAGACAGCTGCGTTGCGTGGACC